GATAGATATGTAGCAGAACACTCTGAATCCCCAGCAGAAGCATTTACTGAATTATCTGGTAATATATTTCCAAAAAAGGAATTACAAAAACAATTAGCAAGGATAAGAACCAACACTAAGTTACAAAATCACAAACAAGTAGGTACACTTACTCTGGTTAATGGAGAGATAATTTGGAATGTACAGAAAACAGGAGATATAACCGAATTCCCATTACCAAAGAATTCTGATCCTACTGGTAAAATAGTTATATGGGAACACCCAGTTAAAGATGCACCATTTGGTTTGTACATAGCTGGTATTGACCCATATGATCATGATCAATCAGGTACTAATTCATTAGGTTCTTGTTTTATATATAAACGTTTTCAAGATTTTGAATCATACTCAGATATCATTGTAGCAGAGTACACAGGTAGACCAAAAACTGCTGAAGAGTTTTATGAAAATGTTCGTAAGTTGCTTATTTACTATAATGCAAAAGCAATGGTAGAAAACCAAAATACTGGTTTATTTACTTACTTCAATAATAAACATTGTAGTCATTTACTTGCTGATCAACCAGACATTATTAAAGACATTATCAATAATTCTACAGTAAATAGACGAAAAGGATGTCATATGAATAGAGAAATCAAACTTTGGGGAGAAGGTAAGATCAAAGAATGGCTAGAAGAACTTAGGGATCAAAAACAATTAGGTTTAAATACTGTATTGTCTGAACCATTCCTCGAAGAACTTATTCAATATAATGATAAAGGAAACTTTGATAGGGTTATGGCATTTATGCAGGTAATGGTCTATAGAGAGCAATTGTACAATATACAAGTAAAAAAGAAAGAGGATGTTGAAAAGAAAATGAGATTGTTTGATAAACCGTTGTTTAAAAATACAGATGATTCATTTACATTCATACCTTTAAATAATAACACAACCACATTTATGTTTACTAATTAATATGGAAAGAACAGTCAACTCATTTCCTATCCAAAGACTACCACTCAGTAAAAAAACCGAAGAATGGCGAAAAGACTGCGTGGATTATATTATTGGAATATCTGGCATAGCTTCATCTGAAAGTATACCTGATGAAGAAGAAATGCAAAGCTATTATGATTTATATAATAGCATTTATAATGAAAAAGATCTAAAGTATGTTACAAATCCTTTCAATCAAGATGATGGTTTTCCAGCAATGGCACAGGATTATAATATCATACGACCAAAAGTAGACCTATTATTGGGTGAAGAAACAAAGCGTCCATTTAACTTTAGAGTGTGTCGTACTAGTGATATTGCTAGTAGTGAAGTTCAGGATAAAGCTAAACAGATGTTATTAAATTATATGCAAGCTGCTATGCTTGCTAAATTAAGCCCAGAGGATCAAGCTAGATTTCAAGAAGGATTACAGACTGGAGAAATTCAAACACCAGAGCAAATACAAAAGTATTTAACAAAGGATTATAAAGATGCAGCAGAAACAACAGCATATCAAAGTCTATTATTTTTACTTAAGAAAGAAAACATTTCCCATGAATTTATGAAAGGCTTTAAAGATGCACTTGTTGCAGGGCTTGAAGAGTACTATGTAGGAATTAGAAATGGTGAACCAGTTATTAAAAGAATTAATCCTAAAGATTTTAAATATCCTGCAGAAGAAGGAATTGAATTCATTCACGATGCATCTTGGTGTTGTTATAGATCATTAATGTCCTGGAGTCAAATATATGATCAGTTTTATGATAAACTGGATGAAAAGCAATTAAATGAATTGTTAGAAATAGTAGATCAAAAGCCTACAGCAGGATTTGGTCCAGACAAAAGTCCAGTAGATGATTTTGTTCATTATAACTTAAAATCATATAATAAATTACCAGATCATAATCCTTATGGAGATCCAGATAATATTGTAGTTTATCATGTATGTTGGAAATCACTCAAAAAGATAGGCTTTGTTACAATAATCGATCCTGAAACAGGTATGCCAGATGAAATACAAGTAGATGAATACTATAAACCTACTGGGGAAGAAATCAATGTTGAATGGAAATGGATCATTGAAGCATGGGAAGGATATAGAGCAGGCGATGATCTTTACTTTGGTATGCAACCACTAGAATATCAGTTCCGTAGAGGTGATAATTTAAATAGTGCCAAATTGCCATATACTGGTGCAGCTTATAGTAACACAAATACTAAAGCTAAATCGTTAGTTGCTATCATGAAACCGCTACAATACATGTATATTATACTTTGGTATCGTCTTGAAATGGCAATAGCTAGGGACAAAGGTAAGATTCCTGTAATAGATGTTACTCAAATACCAAAAAGTATGGGTATAGATGTTGACAAGTGGATGCATTACTTAGGAGCACTTGGTGTAGCATTTGTTAATCCATATGAAGAAGGTTGGGATATTCCTGGTAGAAATAGAAATATTAGTTGTATGATGATATAAAGAAAATTAAAGAAGCTTTTAAAGATTTTACATATATTGGATTAAAAAAAACAATTGATGAATATTATTATGATCCTTTACGAGATAATTTGAAACCAGATAAAAAAGTTGGTCTTAATCATTGTCTAAGACTTAGACAAAAAATGATGAATATTCAATTACTTGCAAAGATTGAAGAAATGGTATCAGAATTATCTGGAGTAACAAAACAAAGACAAGGTTCTATTTCTAGCAATGAATTAGTAGGTAACGTAGAAAGATCTGTAGTTCAATCTGCTCATATTACTGAACCGTGGTTTTGGTTACATAATCAAATTAAAACACA